CGAATTCCGCTTGAAGAAAGGCAAGGGCAAACCGGATCAGCAACTAAGCGTTCGTAGCGACGAGACGCGCGAAGAGACCGCCGACAAGGACGGCGACATCGTCGGCTATCACGACAAGGAAACAACGTCGTGGTGGTTCTACGCGCAGAAGGATTCGACGACCGAGACCGGCGGCAACAACAACATAAAAGCGACCGGCAACACTCAGTTCACCGCAGCCAAGCATCTTCGCGTCGGCGATACCTTTCGCAGCGGCAACACGTTCACCAGCGGTGTCGAGCACGCGGCCGATCACGTCGCGGGCGGCGGCGCGACGGTCAATCCGACGACTGGCGGGCTGGACCAGTACGACGCGAGCGGCCAGCCCGGCACCGTGTCATTGCTCGACATCGGGTCACGCGTTGCGGCGCTCGAAGCAGGCGGCAGCGGCGGCGGTGGCGAGCCGGGGCCGCCGGGGCCGCAAGGCCCGCCCGGTCCGCAAGGCCCGCCCGGCCTCGATGGCGCGACGTGGTACAGCGGATCGGGAGCGCCAGCAGGCACGCTCGGCAAGAACGGCGATTTCTATTTCAGGACGGACAACGACGACGTTCTGAAAAAGATCTCGGGCACCTGGACGTTCCAGGCAAACCTCAAGGGCTCGCCGGGCGCCGATGGCGCGACAGGCGCCGATGGCGCCCAAGGGCCGCCGGGACCAGAAGGCCCGGTCGGACCGGCCGGTGCGACCGGCGCGACCGGCGCGACCGGCGCACAAGGACCGACGGGCGCCACGGGCTCGCAAGGACCGGCCGGTGCGACCGGCGCGCAGGGGCCGCAGGGCATCCCCGGCGCGCAAGGCGATCCCGGTCCGCAAGGCATCCAAGGACCGCCCGGGCCGACCGGCCCGCAGGGTCCGGCCGGGACCGTGGACGCGGAACAGATCGACGATCGCGTCGCTCAGCTTCTCGTCGCGGGCTCGAACATCACGCTCACGTACAACGATGCCGCGGGCACGTTGACGATCGCAGGCGCGGGCGCGACCGGAGTCCCGGACGGCGACAAAACGGACATCACGGTTTCAGGCGGCGGCACGGTTTGGACGATCGACAACGGTGTCGTCACTTACGCCAAGATGCAGAACGTCAGTGCGACCGATCGCATCCTTGGCCGCTCGTCGGCGGGCGCGGGCGTGGTCGAGGAAATCACTTGTACGCAGGCAGGCCGCGATCTTCTCGACGATGCCAATGCCGCGGCACAACGCACGACGATTGGGCTCGGTAACGTTGACAATACATCCGATGCCAACAAGCCGGTCTCGACCGCGACACAAACCGCGCTCGATGCCAAGGTTGCCAAAGCTGGCGACACGATGTCCGGCGACTTGGTTATCAGCAAGACGAACCCGTCATTCCGTATTCGCAAATCAGCCGCAGGCGAGTCATCTACCATTTATGGCGAGAAAGGAGGTTCGCCACGCTGGGCGATGATATTGGGGGATGCTTTGGCTGAGACCGGCAGCAACGTCGGATCGGACTTCCAATTGCTTCGTTACAATGATGCTGGTTCAGCGGCGATTGATGCTCCATTTACAATCGCGCGCGGCAGTGGGCAAGGCACGTTCGTCAATCCGCTCAACGTAGCGACACCGACCGCGGCCGGACACGCGGCGACCAAGGCGTATGTCGATGCGCAAGAGGCTGGCGAGTGCGGACTGTTGCGCGCGACAAGCAGCACGAACCTCAGGTTCTCACCCTACAAGGGCGACCGGATCAGGGTTCAGGGTGTCTGGTACGCGATCCCGTCAGCAGGCATCAACATCGCAAACACTGGCGTCAACGTAAACGGCACGCCGGGATCGAACCTTGGCGCGAACACGACCTATCTCGTAAGCCTGTACATCAGCGGAGGCGTCCTCACTCCTCACTTCTTTAATCCACTGACACATTCCACATCGCAGACTGCTGGAAATGTCGGAACTGAGATCACCAACAACAACGAGGCGCTCTCGCTCATCGGTATGGTGCGCACCGATGCGAGCGGACAGTTCGCCGTCGATGCAAAGCGGCAAGCGTGCCTCTCATGGTTCAATCGTCAAGCCTTGCCATTGCTCGGAACGGGAACGAATGGCGCTGGCGGAACCAGCACGGCAGCCGTCGTCGAGACCAGCACTGCATCGCGCGTCGAGTTTCTGACCTGGGGCACCGAGGCCGTGCAGCTTGCGATGACTGGCTTCTGTTCGAACTCGACTGCGGCTAATACCGCGGTCTACAACATTCTGTGGGTTGACGGAGCCGCAGTCGGACAGGCGTCATACTTCACGCCGACAACGCCAAACTTCTGGGGCGCCGTCAGCATCGCATACGCTGGTGCTCTGGCCGAAGGATTTCACACCGCTACACCGGCGCATCAGGTCGCTGGCGGAACGATGACGCAATACGCAACCGTTTCGGGGATAGTCCGAGGATGACGAAGCAACTCGGACCAACATTTGGTGACGAAGTGATCGCTGGCGGTCTCGGCGGGCTCCCGTTCAGTTGGGGCGCGACCGACGATACGATCACGGGCCGCGAGAATCTGACGAGCGCACAGAACACGACGCTCGATAACGTTGTCGCTGCGCATGATCCGACCAAGCAGCGCAAGCGCATTCAACTGACATCCGATTTTATCGCCAAGTGGACCAATCAAGAATATCTCGCGCTGGAGAAAAAACGCGCCGCCGATATCGCCGCCAACAAGATTGGCAACGCCAAGAACTGGGACATCGTCATTGCTGATGACGAGATCGACATGAACAAGCAGAAGGTCATAAACTTGAAGGCTGATCTCGTGACCGACGGCATTCTGACTCAAGCGAGGGCTGACGAGATTTTCGGGACAGGGGCAACGACAACAGTGCGCAGCGATGAAGCTCAAGCGAAGCGCGCGCAACCCCGTACGGCGAAACGCAAACGAGCGTGAACCCATGCCATTCTACGAAGACGGCTTTCAGCAGCGCACGCGCAACCGTTTCAACACGCCGGTCGAGTCAAGATATTTGCTCGATCCGATGAGCCCGTTGTGGCGCCGCATGCTGCGGCAGGCATCGTTCAAGGGCGTGCCGTTCTTCGTCGATCAGCAGGGCCAAGCGTCGGGCCGTCGAACCGTGATCCACGAGTATCCCAAGCGCGATCTGCCCTATGCCGAAGACATGGGGCGCGCGGCCTATCGCTATCAGATGACCGGGTATCTGATTCAGTATCCCGACAGGGATCCGGCCAATCCGCGGACGCGTCGCAACTCGATGTCGACCGACTATTCGATCAACCGCGATCGATTGCGGCAAGTGCTCGATCAGGTTGGCCCGGGCGTTCTCAACGACCCGTACAATCCGAATCTCAGCCATCTCGGCTACGGCGGCCAAACGCTCATGTTCATGTGCGAGCGCTATACGTGCTCGGAGTCGCGCGAGCGTGGCGGCTATTGCGTGTTCGAAATGGGCTTTGTCGAAGCGGGCTGGCCGTCGAACCTCGGGCAATACTTCGACGCGTCGCCATCGACAACAGTCGATACGGCAGGCCGGATCGAGCAAGCCGCGCCGCCAACCGCGCAAGAAGCCATCGACGCACTCAATGGCATCATGGGCGGCATATTGCCCAACGTGCCCGGCAAGCCACTGCGCTTCCCGCCGCCGGAACTGCCGCCGGGGCCAGTGTTTCCGTAAAATTTTCGTCTGTCGTCTTCCATCAAAGCAAAAGGGGATGTTCCCATGCCTGGGAAATGCCACGACACTGTGCTTGACAACGGTCTAAATGCTGGCCTGAAGGCACTGGCAACGCACATCCATCTGTGCTCGGCTGAGCCTACGAATTACGCCGAAGCGACAACGACGCTGTCTCTCGGCAACAAGAACTTCGGCGCGGGCAACACTTTGACCGGACCATCGGCGCGCACGCCAAACGGCCGCAAGGTGACAACGGCTGCGGTCACCGATGGCGCGATCACCGGCACCGGCAACGCGTCGCGTTGGGCCATCGTCGATTCGGTCAATCAACGACTCCTCGTCGACAACGATCTCGCGGCGCCGCAGGGCGTCACCGCTGGCAACATCTTCAGCTTGCCATCTTTCGATTTTGGGATCCCCGGATCGTAAAGATCGGCGGCGGCGCATCATGGCGTCAGCATTTCAATCGAATGCATTTCAGTTCAACGCATTCCAGACCGCGACGAACCGTCTCGTCGCGCCGACCTATTCGCTTGGATCGCCAGCCTTCGCGACGCCGCAAATCGCGCAACGAGTCGCTGCCAATACGTATTCGCTTGGGGCGCCGACATACGGCACACCCACGCTGATCAGCGGCATCAAGCAATTTACGGCACCGAATTATTCGCTCGGTTCGCCAGTCTTTGCGACACCGAGTCCGCTGCGGCAGACCCATAGTTTCGCGGCGCCATCGTATTCGCTCGGAGGTTTGGATTTTGCGCTTGCTGGCGCGATCATCAATTACCAATGTTTTGCCAACGCCTATTCGCTCGGTTCGCCGTCGTTCGGATCGCCGCCGATCAAACAAATATATGTCTTCGCCGTACCCGGGTTTGAATACTCGCTTGGATCGCCAGATTTCGCCACGCCATCGACCGTCGGCCTTGTCACGCTCGCGCTCAAGGCCAACGACTATTGGCTCGGTTCGCCGGTCTTCCATTATCCGCGGTTGTCGCAGACGGGGCAGGTGGTGCGCTGGCCGCCGTTCTATGCCGACAAGCTCGACGAGGGCGAGGATGTCCTGGCCAAGATTCTCGAACAACTCATGGGAACGGTGCCGCCGAAATCCGACGGTGCTTATGCCGTGCGGCGTGAAGTCGGCTACGTACTCGCCAACGATCGCAAGATGATGGTCAATGCGACACTCGGTCAGCCACTCTACGATTGCTGGACAGCAGCATTCGATGCCGGGGCTACGTTCGAAGCCATGGATCGCGTGCGCCGTTTCATCATGGACCAAGTGCATGGCAAGAGCGACTTGGCCATCAGCATCATTCAGACGTGCTTGCTGTTTACGCTGATCACCGAATCGCGGCAGGTCGCCAAGATGGAATTCAAAAGCCGCGACGAAGTCGCCGAAACAATCAAGCGCATCGGAACGTCATTCGAAGAAGTGCGTTTGACGTCGCTCGATTTGTTCGACGCCAGCGTTTATGAAGCGATCAACGGTTTGTCTGCCATGGTGATGCAGCATCTCTATGTCACTGAGCTTCAGCTTCCGCGTATCATCGATTACACGGTGACAATTCCACGAACCGCGCTCGCGCTCGCCAATCTGATCTACAACGACACGTCGCGATGGATCGAGATCGTGAATGAAAATCATATTGTGCATCCCGCGTTCTGCTTGCGCGAGCTTCGCATTATCGCCAACACCGAAGGGCAACAAGACGTGAGGCGGCTATGAGCGATATTCGCATCGTTTCGACGGCAACGCTTGAGCGCACCATTGCCGATTGGTTCCTGTTGCCCGACGGGTCGCTCGATGAAAGCGAAGAACTGGCGACGCTGGTCAAGGTCGCGCTCATGACCGACCGGCGTGCGGATCGTGACGAGATCCTGCCCGACCCCGACAGCACCGATCGGCGCGGATGGTGGGGCGATTACGAGGCAGAACTGATCTGGGACGGCTGGCCGGTCGGCTGCAAAAACTGGGTTCTTCTGCGCAATCCGATCACCGACCCCTATTCGCTCGAAGGCGACACGGTGTTGCGCGCGCAGAATTACACGCGCGAAGCACTCACGCCGATGATCAACAAACGCTATTGCACCGGCATCGACGTTCAAGCCGCACGCGTCGATATCGAACGCATCCATGTCTTGGTCAGAGTCTTTCGCGGCCCGTTGCCAGAGATCGCGTTGCGTTTCCAAGATCTGTGGACCGAAATCAGGGAGTCGTGACGCGATGCCCTGGCAAACACCGACACTCCGTCAATGTAGAGAGTATGTTCGCAACGACATCACCATGGCGCTGCGCGGGGCGACCGCGTACGGCAACAAGGTGCTGCGCATCATGTCGGATGCGATGGCTGGGCTGGCGGCGCTGGTGCTGAAATATCTCGACTGGCTGGCGTTGCAATTACTGCCGGACACCGCTGAAGGGGAATGGTTGGATCGGCACGGTCAAATCTGGCTGGTCAATGCCGACGGGTCGAAGGGTCGCAAGATGGCGAGCCTCGCCAGCGGATCGGTCACGGCGACAGGATTGCAGGGGGTCTTTGTCCCGGCCGCAAGCACGATCGTCGGGCAGGCCGAATACGAAACGATGGAAGAAATCACCATCGGTAGCGGGCCGACCGAAGTCGCGATCCGCGCCATCACGCCGGGTGCGATCGGCAATGTGCCCGCAGGCGCCTTGCTTAATTTCGAAACGCCGCCCGCGGGCGTCAATGGTCAGGTGACCGTCATCGGCACCTGGGGACTGATCGGCGGCGCCGATACCGAAAGCGATGAGGATTTAAGAACACGCATCTTGGAGCGCATCCAGAAGCCGCCGATGGGCGGCGATGCCGATGACTACGTCATGTGGGCGAAACGCCTACCTGCGGTCACGCGTGCATGGGCGGCACCCAACGAGATGGGCGTCGGGACGTGCACAGTGCGCATCATGTGCGACGTGCTGCGCAAGACGAACGATCCGATGACCGACGGCTTCCCGTTGCCCGAGGATCTGAAAATCGTCAAAGACTATCTCGATACGGTGCGACCGGTCACGGTGAAGGAACTCTATGTCCTCTCGCCCATACCTGAGCCGATCAATTTCACGCTCAAGCTGGTCAACGACTCGCTGAGCTTGCGCGCCGAATGCGAGGCGTCGGTTGCCGATATGCTCAAGCACTATGCCGCGCCAGCGCATGCCGAGAGTGGCGTGATGCAACCGGCGCAAACGATCTACGCGTCGTGGGTCTCGGAAGCGATCAGTCGCGTGACGCGTGAATTCACGCTGATGATGGCGGATCATCCGATGCCTAACAACGGCTGCCTCGCCGTGATGGGCACCGTCACGTATGATCTTCTGCCGCGCGTTTCCGCCATCAGCCCAACATCCGGCCCGGCCGCTGGCGGGACAGCCGTCAACATTGGTGGAGCTAATTTCAGCAATGTGAATGCGGTGTTCTTCGGCGGCGTCAAATCGCCAAGCTTCACCGTTTTCAATCTCGGTGCGATCGTCGCGACCTCGCCGCCGCATGCCGCAGGCGTCGTGGACGTCGCCGTTAGCTCAGAGAACGGCGAAAGCCCCGTCAGTGCGGCCGATAAATTCACCTATGTCTGATGGCAAACGTTCCCGCTACGCAACAACAGGATCGGCACGTTCGTCGCGGGCAGGCCGAATACGCCTACGCGCTCGCTGATCTCTTGCCGCAAGGCATCGCATGGCCGCGCGACGAACAGTCGATCATCATGCGCGTCGTCTACGGCCTCGCCGGGATCTGGGGCTTTGTCGATGGCCGCGCCGCGGATTTGCTCGAACGCGAATCCGATCCGCGCAAGACCATCGAGCTATTGCCGGACTGGGAACGCAACTGGGGTTTGCCGGACCCGTGCTACGCAGGCCCGAATACAATCGAGCAACGGCAGAAAGCGCTCGTCGCCCGCATGACCATGATGGGCGGCCAATCGCGGCAGTTCTTCATCGATTTCGCAAAGTTCCTTGGCTACGACATCTCGATTACCGAGTATCGGCCGTTCATGATCGGCATCGATCGCTGCGGCGACAACCGGCCGCTCTACGCCGATGGTTCGCTCGGCGACTGGCCAGCGCAGATCGGCCCCGATTGGATGCGTTATTGCTGGACCGTCCACGTTCATAACGTGCCGCTGATCTGGTTCCGCGTCACCAAAAGCCAATGCGGCGTCGATCCGCATCTCACCATCCCGCTCGCAATCGATCTCGAATGCGTCATCCGCAGATGGAAACCGGCGAACACCGAAGTCGTGTTCGACTACAGCGGCATCACCGGCTGGAACGACCCCATGGCGGGAACACCGTGATATCATCGCGCGAACGTGGGAGGGCGTGCGATGGCATACGTTTACGCGATCATCATTGATGATGTCATTCGATACATCGGCAAAGGAAGCGGGCGCCGCGCGATACGCCATTTGCAACGGATGCATCAAGTCAATCGCGCGCGTGCGATGGGCTTGCCGATCGTCGCGCAATATCTCCACTACCGCATGGCGCGCGCATGGCGCGATGGGCTGCACGTCGATGTCGTCATTCTCATAGACGATCT